ATACATTGCTGTGAGCATCTTTGTGTGTGGTGTAGTAGGTAAGTTCCTCACGAATTTCTTCACTGATGAAAATTAATATTGATCACCTTATTGCTTTATTTTTTGCTTTCTGCATCTCATTTATTGCGATAATATTCCTTTATGGGTGTTCAGCTCAGTATCACCTGAGAAAGTACCAGGATAAAGGGGGAATCTGTGGAGTGATAGATGCAATACAGATAGTCGATTCTTTTCCGATTATCCAAAAAGATACTATCATTTGGAGATACTATACAAAGGATTCACTTGTGATAGTAAATGATAGAGTGGTCCCGAAAACAATCCGTGAGATCAGATACGATGAGAGGCTTCGCAGGGATACGCTCCGAATCAAAGAGAAGGAGATCAGGTACCAGTGGAAAGAGAAGCGTAATGATGACAGGAAGCTGTGGATATGGGTAGCAATGGCAGCAATGGCACTCGCTGCGATATACATGATTAAAAGATGGTAAGAGCATATACAGACAAAGAGCTGCTTCAAAGAGTGAAGGAGCTCGATTCTTTCAAGGACATCCCTTCCGGGTACTGGCTGCTCGGAGTTAGGTCCTCAGAGGATGAGCCTAATCGATTTGATGACAAGATATACCTCTTCAAAGGTGAGCAGTTCGTGGATGTGACCTCATGTACAACGAACCCCGGTACTACCGTACTGCGTAACTACTCTAAGTTCAATGCAAAGGGAGCAGCTGTAGTGGTCGCTGATCAGTGGTATTATGGCGTATGGAGGAAAGGAAAGCATCAGGGCAAGATCACAGCACTCATTCAGATAGGAGCACAGATCAAGGTGTGGAGGGATGGAGATAAGGATGATCAATCTGAGGAATCACTGATCCAGCAGGAGGGATTCTTTGGTATTAACTTCCATCCCAATACCTATGATATCAATGCAAAGAGCACAGGATCACTTGTAAATGGATGGTCAGCGGGATGTCAGGTGGTGAATAATATGGAGAAATATCGGAAATTTATTAACTTGGTTCCTGCAAACACATCCATTACTTACTGTTTACTCAATGAGTTCTAACCCTAAAGGCGACCTCGTTAAAAAGGTCATATTGGAAAATCCTGAACTCGGGACCAATACTATCGCAAAGCTGCTTCATTCTACTCATCCGCTATGGTTTCCTAATTATGAACAGGCAAGATCAGCTGTGAGATATCATCGAGGGGAACATGATAAGAATCAAAATACTTCTCATTCTGTCGGGATCCGCAGTGAAGAGCAAAAGAAAGAATCAAACGGATGGAGGGGAGCTCCAAAGAGTGATTATGAGGAGGTCCCTGAGTTCGTGATGCCTACCGGGAATAATCGCATCCTTGTGCTGAGTGATATTCACCTTCCCTATCATGATGAGAGAGCCCTCGATATAGCTATTGATTACGGCATCAGGAACAAACCGAATGCGATCATCTTGAATGGTGATACCATGGATATGTATCAGGCCTCCCGCTTCATCAAGGACCCGACATTGAGAAACCTTGCAGGGGAGCTTGATATGACCCGTGACTTCCTTGAAGCATTACAGCATGAGTTCTCATGCCCGATATACTTTAAGATGGGTAACCATGAGGATCGATGGCAGAACTATCTCAAGGTGTCAGCTCCTGAGCTTCTCGGCATCCCTGAGTTCCATCTCAGCTCACTGCTTCGCTTTGGTGAGTTCGGAGTGACTGAGGTCAAGTCAAAGCAAATCATCAAGGCGGGGAAGCTGACCATCTGTCACGGCCATGAGATGGGCCATGCGATATTCTCACCAGTTAACCCTGCAAGGGGGTTGTATATGAAGGCAAAGGTATCAGCTATCTGTGGACATCATCACCAAACATCTGAGCATTCAGAGAAAGATATGGCAGGGAATGTAGTTACTACCTGGTCCATGGGTGCGCTCTGTGGACTTTCCCCGGAATACTTCCCTTTCAACAAGTGGAATCATGGCTTTTGCTGGGTGGATACTGACAGCTCAGGAGAGTTCGAAGTAAAAAATATGCGTATCGTTGACGGTAAGATCAGATAATTCATTACATTTATATAGTCTTTTCTGTAGTAATTAGGTTCAATGGTTAGGAAACCTCTCGATTTCGAGGGGTTTTTTTCATTCTATACCCTTAATTCTTTACCTATTCTTTCAGGTTTTATCCTTAGAATGTCCACTATACTGCACTTTATGTATAAAATATTAGTCTTTTTATACGTGATTACATATAAAAGTATAATATAATGCACTTTTATATACACTTGAAACCCCAGTAAAATAAAGCTAATTAAAATTATTTTCAATTTTTAGGAAAAAAAATTTACTAATATTAGGAAAATATAAAAAAGTATTTTTAGATTTGCCTAAACATTAAACAAATAACCATGACAGAAAAGAAACAATTCAATCAAGCACTGGCAATGATGGCCTTTGTGATCGGTTCAATCTTAATCTTTGCAGCGATATGAGAACCGAAGAAGAGATCAGATTCGAGATCACAGTACTCGAAGCTACAATACTCAAGGTATTGCAGAACTTAGAAGATGGTGAGATTGATGCCTATACAGCTGATTACTGTATCAGCTCTTACAAGGCAGACATCAAAGTATTAAAGTGGGTACTAAACGAGAAACCATGAACCGGATAATGGAATTACACACAGCAGCAACAAACCTGATAGTACTTGCACAGGCTGAAGAGAGAACCATCGCACAAATATCACAGGGCGAAGGTGATCAATACGACAAGGATATGCTCATCAAAGAGCATAAGATCAAGATGCAAAAGCTGATCAGGTCCTATCTCAGGACCATCAGAACAATCGAGCAAATAATTCAAGGCGAAATAATATGAAGAAGAACACATTCATACCGTTAAGGCTTCCACTGGTAAAGCAGATCCGCTGGTGGAGAAAGCAGTCAATAGAGAATGACAAAGGAGGCTCATTTAATGTGGAACTATACCTCGCTTATTGTGAGGCTAAATTCAAATAATATGAGAATAGTTTTAAAGCAAGAGAATGGTGATGTATACCAATGGGTGAAAACTGCTCTTAAATCGCAGGAAAAGACCCTTACAAGGGTATGCAAGGAGATGAACATCGGGTATATCTCCACATATAAGAAGCTCAATGCTTCATTCGTTGATTATGAATGGCTATGTGAGTTCTGTTCTGAGGCAATACCGGGAGAGGAGGTAATTTTAAACATTGAAAAATGAGATACGTTAGAAGGTACATTGATTCCCTGATAAAGATACAGCAGGAATCTATCAACAGATATGAGAATATGACAGCTCACAGCCCTGCAATGGAGGCCTATATCGAGAACCAGGTACGCAACAAGCTGGAACAAATAGAAATGCTTCGCAGTATTGTCAAGCTAATGGATGAGATCGAGCCATGAAAAAGGAATACAGGAAGCTATCCCCGGAAGAGATCGATGAGATCTATCTCACCTTCAGGAAGCACAGCATCTCAACTCTTGCAGCTCAGTACGGGTGCAGTATCACACAGATGAATAACATATATTCGCAGTGTATCCACAGGGTAAAGCAGGAAAATGCCCTCAGAGAGCGTATGCCTGAGTATAAGTACTGGAATACTGAAGAGGAGATATTCGAGGCGTTAGAACTTAATTATTCACCAGATCAGCTCAAAGGATGGGAGCTGAAGCAATTTAATAAACTATGAAAAAGAGAATACAAACTTTAATTACATGGATCAATGAAGTGAATCCAAATTTAATAACCGATAAACTACAAGACAGATGAAAGATTATCATGAATTTTTAGAATCTAAAATTGTGATCGCTAAAGATTACGGAACTGAAATTGAAATTTCAGATATCAATGAAAAGTTACTACCTCACCAAAAGGATATTGTTCACTGGTCAATAGCTGGAGGGCGCAGGGCTATTTTTGCAAGCTTTGGTTTGGGTAAAACAATGATGCAACTTGAATTAGCTGTTCAGGTTTCAAAGATTACAAATAAGCCTTTTCTAATTGTGATGCCGTTAGGCGTTGTCGGTGAGTTTAAAGATGATCTTAAATTTTTATATCCTGAAAAACAGATCAAGTATATAACAGATGATTCTGTAATTGATTCAGTTGACATTAATACCATCTACGTTACCAACTATGAAAGAATCAGGAAAGGTGACGTAAAAGCAGATTATTTCGGAGGTGTTTCCTTTGATGAGGCTTCAATTCTTAGGAATCTCAAAACAGAAACAACGAACTACGTTTTAAAGCATTTCAGTAGCGTTAATTACAGATTTGTTGCAACTGCAACTCCTACCCCGAATGATTTTATTGAGATATTGAATTACGCAGATTATTTAGGGGTCATTGATCGAGGTCATGCGCTTACTCGATTTTTTCAAAGAGATTCAACGAAAGCTGGTCATCTTACGCTTTACCCGAATAAAAAAGAGGAGTTTTGGAAATGGGTATCTACTTGGGCGGTGTTCATTAACAAGCCTTCCGATCTTGGTTACGATGACACAGGATACCTACTTCCTAAATTGAACTTCAATGAAATCCTGGTTGAGAATTTGACAGATGGCGAAATATTTAATAAGAGAGGTGAAAGAGTATTATTTAAGGACAATACAAAGAGCCTTGTAGATGTTAGCCGTGAAAAGTCAGAGTCGATTGATCTTCGAGTTAATAAAGCATTCGAGATAGTTGAAAAAGAATCAGAAAAGAATTGGATTCTTTGGCATCATTTGGAAGCTGAAAGAAATACTATTGAACGTAAATTTAAATCGTTCAATATTAAATCAGTCTACGGATCACAAACGAATGCAGAAAAGGAGAATCTACTAATTGACTTTAAGCATTCAAAATATCAGATTCTTTCTTCAAAACCTAAGATCGCAGGATCCGGATGCAACTTTCAGCATTCATGCCATAACATGATCTTTGTCGGAATTGATTACAAGTTCAATGATTTCATTCAGGCAATTCATAGATGCTACCGATTTAAGCAAACCGAAGAGGTAAATGTTTATGCCATCTATACCCAGAATGAGCAGGATGTATTGAAAGCTCTAAAAGAAAAGTGGAAAAACCACATTGAACTACAAACTGAAATGATTAACCTGGTACGTGAATACGGCCTTAATACAGATAAAATAAAAAGCGATATGAAAAGACAAATTTTTAACAACCGTAGAAGTTCTCAAATTGCAGGATGTACGGTATTCAATGAAGATACGGTAGTAATTCATCAGGAACTACCGGACAACTATTCTGACATGATCCTGACTTCAATTCCGTTCGGGGATCATTACGAATATTCTGACAACTATAATGACATGGGTCACAATCATGGAAATGATGAGTTCTTTAAACAGATGGACTTTTTAACTCCTAACCTTTTGAGAACTTTAAAACCGGGCAAAATTGCAGCTATCCATGTGAAAGATCGAATCCGTTACAGTTATCAAAATGGCACATCATTTACAACGATTGATGATTTTAGCGGAAAAACAGTAGCTCATTTTATTAAGCATGGCTTTTATCTCATCGGAAAGATCACAGTTACAACAGATGTCGTTCGTGAGAATAATCAAACCTACCGTTTAGGATGGTCCGAACAATGTAAAGATGCGACAAAGATGGGCGTGGGTTTACCTGAATACATTTTGTTATTCAGGAAAGCACCTACCGAATCAAATAATGCTTATGCAGATGAGCCATGCACAAAGACAAAAAAAGAATACACAAGAGCTAATTGGCAATTAGATGCACACGCATACTGGAAAAGTGACGGTAATAGATTCTTTTCTTCAAAAGAGCTTCTTCAAATGGATGTAGATAGAATTGTTGGATATTGGAAAAAACATAACTCTGAAAAAATATATTCATTCAAAGAGCATCTGAACATTTGTGAAACACTTGAAGAACAGGAAAAGCTAAGCGCATTATTTATGACCTTACCGAATCATTCAAATTCAGAAATGGTCTGGACTGATATTAATCGTATGCTAACCCTGAACGCAAATCAGGTGAACAGAAAGAAGGAAAAGCATATCTGTCCATTGCAGCTTGATCTAATTGAAAGACTTATTAATAGGTTTACAATGCCCGGAGATTTGATCGATGATCCTTTTGGAGGTCTTTTTTCAACTGCATACAAAGCAATAGAAATGAATAGAAAAGCTGTTTCAACTGAATTGAATCCTGAATATTATGATGATGGTCTTTATTACTTGAAAGCTATCGAGTATAAAGTAAATGTGCCTACATTATTTGACATTCTATAATATGCAATCTAAGCGAAACAGCCTAATCGAGAGCGTGACCAATACTGTAGTGGGGTTGGTCACCTCTTTTGTAATTCAGTTAATCATTTATCCTGCATTGAATATTCCAGTTACCATCGGCCAGAATATTATCATTACAGCTGTATTCTTTATTGCTTCGATCGGTCGAGGTTATATCATTCGCAGGGTATTTAATCGAATATCATGAAATCAATAATTCTAATCATTATCCTTGCACATCTTCCGGTGCAGGATCTCAGGAAGCAGAGAAAGGAAGAAGTACGAATCATTAATCCTTACAGTTATGAGTTGGACAATAACATTCAGAAGTAAGTACGGCAACAGGTGGACCGTGGAAACTATCACCGTCACAGCCGATACACGGACAGAGGCCATCCGTAAAGCAGACAAGTGGCCGGGAGTAATTATTAAAGTGGAGCGTAATTCAGAGTAAACTTTTCACACCTTTCACACCTTTTCACACCTAAAAATAGAGGGGTATACCTATAAAAAAAAAGTAAAGTTTCAAAATAGGTGTGAAAAGTGTGAAAATTGCTCGTAGTAGGCTTGATATTCAATAAGTTACAAGGCTCTCAGGTGTGAAAATTAGTGTGAAAATGGTGTGAAAATGGTGTGAAAAAATAAGAATTTGCAGGTATTTAAATTCTTTGTATATTTGATAGTCCAGTCGTGCGGACAATAGGATATTTATGATCCACCTGAGTAGAGTTGCACGACCTCGAAAGGGTGGATTTTTATTTTTGTATGATAGAGCTAACGCATTTAAACAGACTGATCGACAGTGGATTCTCACTGATCTGTATCGGTGAGGGGAAAAGACCGAATCATCCCTGGAAGGATAATCAAACAAAAGCATTCAGTAAAGAGGAGTTTGCTTTTGTATATCATGATCCAACTACCAAAGGCTATGGTATAGTCACAGGGTTTAATGGGTTGGAAGTAGTTGATATTGATCTGAAGATACTTCCAACTCTTCAGGACCAGCAGGACTTTTGGAATGAATTCTACTCTTTGCTATGTGATAATATTGCAGACTTCGAGGAGAAGTTTGTCATCTATAAAACGATCAATAACGGGTACCATATCCTATACCGATGTGAGCAGATCGAAGGTAATAAGAAACTCGCAAAGCTTAAAGGTCACAAGGAAGCCATCATTGAAACAAGAGGTACCGGAGGATATGTGTTCATCTATACCAAAAGAGTATCAAAGAACGGATATACAGCAGTTCAGGAAGTATCTCTTAAAGATCGGGAGGTGCTCCTGAGCATCTGCAGGATGTACGATTACAAAGAGCCTATAAAGATAGAAGAGCCGAAAACAGAATACAATGAGCAGGAGATCACTCCATGGGCTGACTTCAACAACAAGAATAATGTTTGGGATATTGTTCATGACGAGTTCGAGATAATAAGATCCATCAGAGGCAAAAAGATAATCAGAAGGCATGGAGCATCTTCAGAGCATTCAGGATATATCTATGATGATAGTGGGCTGATGTACCTGTTCAGCACAGGCACTCATTATCCTCATGAGACTCCTATCAATCCATTCCAAGCATACACATACCGGTACCATCATGGAGATTTCTCAGCATCTGCAAAGGATGTATATCTTAAAGGATATGGGACCAGGATAGTGAAACAACAAGATCAGCCTGAGACTATTCAAATAGATCAGCAGATGATGGAGTTTCCTTTGGATATCTTCCCGGAAGCAATACAGAGCTATCTCATCCAGTGCAATACTACACTGAACTCATCAATTGATTACATGGGATGTTCAATGCTTTGGATGCTTTCATTGATAGTAGGAAACTCGATAAAGGTTCAGGTTAAAACAGGATGGGTTGAGGCTGGCATTTTGTGGATTGCTTTGGTAGGAAGGCCGGGAGTAGGGAAGACTCCAAACATTAACAACGTCATATTCCCTCTTCAGAAGGCGAACAACAATGAGATCAAGAAATACATTGATCAGATGGACCGTTTCAAAAAATATCAATCCCTTGACAAAGGACAAAAAGAGGTATCTGAGGAGATAAGTAAGCCTTCAAAGACTCAGTTCATTGCATCTGATATCACCATCGAAGCATTGGTTGAGCTACATGAAGAGAATAAAAATGCTGTAGCTGTATTCAAGGATGAGCTTGCAGGATGGTTGAAAGATATGAACAAGTATAGAGCTGGTTCTGATCTTGAGTTTTGGCTATCTTCATGGTCCAATAAGGGAATAGCTCTGAACAGAAAGACAGCGAAGAGCTCCTTTGTTGAATCTCCTGTGATCCCTATCCTCGGAGGTGTTCAGCCCGGCATCCTCAATCAGTTCTATACTGAGGAGAATAAGGATAACGGTTTCGTTGACAGGATACTCACTTGCTTCCCTCACTTAGATGTCGAAGGATACAATGATAATGAGATGGACCAAACAGCTCTTGAATGGTTTGAGGCTTTCATTATTAAGCTATATCGAACGATAAAGGATAAGGTGATAGATTATGACTTCGATATGGAGATACAGTCTTTAATCGCAAAATTCTCACCTGAAGCAAAGGAGCAATGGAAAAGAATATTCAATGAGATCACTGAAATACAGAACAGCAATGATGAGAATGAGTACATGAAGAGTATGCTTCCAAAGCAAAAGAGCTACATTCCACGCTTTGCATTGCTTATTCATGTACTTGACTGCTATTATTTTGATTCCGGGAATATTTATCTGAGCAATGTTTTGAACATCTCAGAGGATAGTATTTTGAAGGCTGAAAGGCTCAGCAAGTACTTTATCAATATGGCTAAAAAGATAAAGATCCAGAGCAGTGAATTTCAAACGATGAAAACAATACTCAAGGAGATGCAAGGAGCATCCAATAAGGAGAAGACATTAGCAGTTCACAAGATCAATCCTGACTTCAACAGAACGGAACTGGCAGAACTGCTGAATGTGACCAGGAGAACTATTATTAACTATTTAAAAGAAGTGTAATGAAAGCAAAAGAAACAGCTAATGAATTAATGGGACAGTTCTTTCAATGGACTGAGGATCCAAATTTTGACAAGGAAGATAATATTGATTTTGCAAGGCAGTGTGCTTTGATTTCAATAGAAAAAACTGAGAATGAATTGACGGGTATTTTATCTAAATTAGACACTTTGACTCAGCTTGTTACAGGATTTAAGACTGATGAAGATTTCAATGAAAATCTAAACCATGTAAAGCAACAGATTAAATCTGAACTTACATACAGATTGTTATATCTACATGATGTTAAACAAGAATTGAATAAGAAATGACCCCAAAGGCAAAAATACTCGCATCTACTTCTATGCTTCCGGTCCTTGCGGACTTCCTTGAGGACTGCATCGAGGATGGCCTGATCCGATTCAAGGTAAAGCAGGAAGCAACGAAGGTGATCTCTCACATCAGAGAGATGGACAAGCTCTTCATGGATACAGCATCGCAGGAATCAGTACAGCAACAGAATGACATCCAGCTGGCATTCAGGCAGTGGATGGAGGAAGGATTTAAAACAGAGGAATAATGAAAGCAAGTGAATTAAGAATCGGGAATTGGGTAGGAATGCAATTTAATTCATGGTGTCTATATATGGATACTCAAATTAATGATAATGACATGATCAAAATAATAACTGAAGAATATGATTTCTTTGAACCAATCCCCCTTACCGAAGAATGGCTGTTAAAGTTTGGATTTGAATATATATCAGATTATGAATCATACATTAAAAAATTTAATACAGAGCATCATTCTGATGGAGTAATAATAAGAAAGAATGATTTTGTTTTATGCGATATTGATATAAGAATACAACTTAAACACGTCCACCAACTACAAAACCTATATTTCGCACTAACAGGAGATGAACTTAAAATTAACGACAAATGAACCGAGAAAACAAAGCAATGCTTCAACGTATGGAGCGAGAACAACAGCGAGCGAAGTATCCCAATATGCCGGAACACGCTCTTGCAGGAACCAACTGGCAGGATAACTCAGCGAATGCACTGACCAAGAGCATCATCGGGTTCCTGAATATGTCAGGACACTTCGCTGAGAGGATCAACACTCAGGGAACTTACCGACAAGGAAGGAAGCTCAAAGTAGGTGAAGGCATCAGGCAGATGCCGGGTAAGTACACTCCCACTACAGGGGTGAAAGGTTCTGCGGATATTTCTGCCACAATTAGAGGCTTGAGTATTAAGCTGGAAATAAAATACGGAAAAGACAGAATGTCAGAGGCGCAGAAAGAATATGCACAGCGTACTGTTGCAGCTGGAGGCATCTATTATGTAGCTCGTGACTTCGATAGCTTCAAAGAGTGGTATGATCAATTAATTGAGAAGATATGACTAACAGAGAACATCGTGCTTTAATGCCGACTAAAAAAGAAATATCAGATTATTGGGGTATTCCTGATGATATGTGTTGGGGATGTGGGTTTGATTTACAATTAGAAAGATGTCATTTATTAGCAAGATGGAATGGAGGTACTTTTAAGTGTGATAATTTAGTTTTACTTTGTAAGTTTTGCCATAATCATTTACAGGAATATTGGAGCAATTCAAAAGAAAAAGCTGAATTCATAAAAGAAAAAATAATTGATGGTGCTCCTTTTATGCAAATTAGAATTCAGTTTGAATTATCTAAATATAACTTGCAATTAGAATATGATCTCACCATTACCTGACATCTACCTGACCATCAAGGGCCAGCAATGGAAGTGCATCGGCACAGCTGACACTGATGAGGGGGTCATTGATACGCTGAAGAATGAAAGCACAGGAGAGATCAGGACCATTGAAAGAATGAAACTTGTCACATATTTAGAAAAAAATAAGACAAAAGAACAACAATTAAAGAAAATAAATGTATCTTTGTATTCAAGTAATAACCAAATAAATCTAAATTTATGAGCAGAAAAGAGCAATTTGTAACGGTTTCAGAGAAACCAGCAGAGAAGTACCTTGAGTGGGCATCAGAACAAGGTAAGTTCAAGTATTATGACAAGGCAAAAGGTGAGAATATTCTCATTGATCTACCGAGTTTCCTTGTCCTTGCACAGTATCACACCGTCAAGGGATGGAATGATGCTTCACAGTCGGCTATATGGTCCAACGAAGTAAAGATCATCAGCACTGAAGAGATGGAGGTCAAAGCATTCAAGGGTGGAGTGATCGCAAAGGGTGTATACAAGGACATCAAAGAGAGAGTACAGCAGGCCGGAGGTCACTATACGAAGTCCATCTACATAATGGTAAATGTAGATAGCGGTGAGGTTTGGAACCTTCAGATCAAAGGTGCTGTAGTTCAGGAATGGGGTGAGGTGTTTAACAAATGTCAGCAGAGATTCGCGGATGAGTGGGTAACACTTGACAAGGTGGATACTCGCAAGAAGGGAAGAGTAACGTACACCGTTCCAGTATTCAGATTCAATGGAGTTACTTCCGATGAAGAAGCTGCACAAGCTGATGCAGCATATGACAAGCTACACGCAGCCCTGAAGATGAGAGCTGATGAGCGTAACTCTGTCAATGATGCTGTTAAGAATCTTGATGCAAAGCTCCCGGCTGATCCGTTAGATATCAAAGGGAAGGTAGGAAATATTGAGGGCAACTTCATTGAGGATGCCATCAGTGATATGGACGAAGACGATCTACCGTTCTGATGGGTTACAACTCAGAACTGTTCCTCCATCTGCGGGATGCAGAGGTGAACGCAGAGAACTATGTGCATTGTCATCAGCCTCAGATTACTGAGGTTGATTACATCACACTATACACGGTGATCACATCGGGAAAGGTAGTGAAGGAAGTATGGTCGAATAGGTTTCAGGCTGATGTAGTCTATCCTGGTTCATCTAAGGAATATACCTATCAAAAAGATCAGCTCCGATGGATGCCAAAGGAAGAGAAGTTAAAATACATTCATTTGTTTGAGTCATGAATCAAAGACAAACATTAACAGAATACACCCGTAAACAGATACAGCATCATCTTGACCATTCGGGCGAGGGCATCACAGCCTTCGCTCACCGGTTAGGGATGACGAGTTCCCGGATTAGAGGCTTCCTTTTGGGGGCCTCATCTCTGAGACTGGATACAGCTGATAAGATCCTGAAAGCTATCGAGAAGTAACATTTCATTAAGTGATATGTGGTAAAAATTGGGACTTAACTTGAATAGAAATGAAATGAAATTGGGAACAAAGATGGTTGTCGATTGGGATATGTACAAAGAGATGGAGAAAGAGAACATAATAAATTTTGCTATCCAATGTATGTTTAGCACAAAAGATATTGGTTCAAATTTAAAAAATGATTTTTTTATCAAAAAATACAACGAAATCTTTAAATCAGAGTAAGATGAAAGCAAATGAACTTAGAATTGGAAATTTAGTCAATTACAATGAGGGAGGGATTTTTAAAGTGATTGGTATTCATGAATTCGGAATAGATTGTGAAGATGAAATAGAAACTACTTACATGGAGTATGAAAATTTTAAACCAATCCCACTAACAGAAGAATGGTTGTTAAAGTTTGGGTTTGAAGAAAGAATGTTTGGTTGGTGGTCAGATGTTTTGTTTTTAAGAACAGAAAACCGAAACGGTTATTTTTATGATTGGCAAAAAACGAACCAAACAACAGGAACATATATAGAATATGTCCACCAATTACAAAACCTATACTTCGCATTGACTGGTGAAGAACTAACCTTTAAATCAGAGTAAGATGAAATGGAAAAATGAAAACCCTAAAAAAATAGGAGAATACATTTGTAGAATGGACAACGCATATATAAAAATGTGCTATTGGGATGGTGATGAGTGGTTAGATATGTGGGAAACAACACTTAAAGGAGTTGTAAAACAATGGATGGAAATACCTTATTAACCTTTAAATCAGAGTAAGATGAAACAGACAGCAGTAGAATGGTTAGTAGAGAAACTAAAAGAAAATCACGGACTTAGAATTGATTTGTACGATGAATTTGAACAAGCCAAACAAATGGAAAAAAATAATCTTTATGAATGTGGATCTTTTTGGAGGGGCAAAGAAAATAAAATTGAAAAACCATTTTTTGAACAATACTACAACGAAACCTTTAAATCATAATGAAAGCAATATTTGAAACTGATGATCCTAAAGAGATTATCCAGTTGAGCAAGGCATCTGATATGGCATCTTTCATCTGGGAGTTAACACACAACGGATGGAGGGTATTCAAGGATACTAATTATGATTATCATCCTGCGTGGGAAAGAATCAATGAACTCCTTGAAGAATACAATATCAATCCTGATGAGTTGATTTGATTTTTTAAGTTACTCATAGGTAAGTTACTCTATGGTAACACTTGTATAGACGCCACTAAATGTGGCGTTTGTACTTTGTTATTTTTTCACTATATTCACACCCATGAAAACAAGGGCAGACATCCTGAAAGATCGCATCGAAGAGCTCAAAGCTCAAGAGGTACTTACAGAGTGGGATCATGAGGAGAAACTCGAAGCAATAGAGCAACTCGAAGAGGAGTTGTTCGTCATTGAGAATAGCTGATGAACCTAACCCATGACCAGATCACAAAATACTACGGCTATGCTCAGAGCATTGCTGGTGATCTCGGCCCTGATCTCTTCCATCACATCCTGTGCGAGCTCCCCGATAATATTCAACACATGGATGCTTATATCTTCAAGTCCATGTTCAATGCATGGATCAATAACAAGAGCTCATTCAATAAGCTATACAGGATCCCGGACTACATCGATCCATCTGATCAGGAAGAGATCATTCAGAATCATGCAAAATACGATTCATTCCTGCTTCATAAGATACTCCTTGATCTTGAGATCGAAGGCTTTGATACTGAGGTACTGCTGTACAAAGAGGTGAGATTAACATCTAACATTGTCAAGGTCAGCAAAAGAATAGGTGTGAATCGCAGAACTATCTCAAAAATAATTAACTTTATAGAAGATGAAATACGTCACAGATATGCTGATATGGACTCCTGAGCTGATGATCACAGGTTGGTTCATTGCTTACATCCTTACTCATGAGGTGAATATGTCCTTTCGTATAAAGAAAGCTATCGGAATATCTCCGACTGAGTACGTTAAATTACTCGACTGCGCTCCATGTATTACATGGTGGGCTACATTAATTTTCACCTTTGAACCTGTCACAAGTGCATCAGCATACCTTATTGCGACTCTAATAGATAAAATAGAATCATGATACTATCACAAGAGGGAATGACATCCCTGAATGCAATTAAAGAGAAAGTACTGCGCAGAGCTGTTGACTTCAATAAAATAGAATTCGCTCATCTGTCAGTTGTATACTATGAGGTGACTCAGCTATCAAGGGGTAAAGGATTGACCCTCTCCAAAGGATGTAATGGATGCATCCCTTCAGCGGTGAATATCGTCTACAACTACCTACAGCTGACAACACCTGAAGAGATAGCACCGGAACCGATCACAGTTCAGATCAGCGAGTGGAATGATCTCACAAAGCGTGAGCTGTGGGAGCAGCTCAGGGAGAGAGGTCTTGAAGCACCAGCAACAGCTAATAAGAAAACATTAATCGATATCCTCAATGGAGCAGCAAACTAAAGACCCCCGGAAGGAGTTCTTCGCTACTATCGGCTACTCTCTGATCATGGAGATGAAGCGTAACCGTAAGTTCAGAAGGCAGATAGAGAAGACCGACTTTGGAAAGGCAACAAAGAGATATCTCATTCAAACATTTGGTAAAGATGCCAACACCGAGGAGGACGGAAACTAAGGAGGACTGGATAGATCGCTGCATGGGTGACCAGGAGAGCGTGGACACTTATCCCGATGAAGGTCAGCGGTATGCCGTATGCCAGTACAAGTGGGAGCAGTTCGAGCCTATTCAACACATCTCATTCGATTATGATGGGGTGCTCACTACAAAGAAGGGAATGGACCTCGCTCTGAAGCTCAGAGATAAAGGTCATGTTCTGTATATTATCTCTGCAAGGTCACATAAGACACTACTTAGATCAAAGGCACAGTTATTAGGAATACCTAACAGCAGAATTTATGCTACAGGATCGAATAAGAATAAGGTGGCAACGGTAATTAAGCTCAAGCTAAAGAACCATTATGATAATAATTCAGCTGTGATAAAAGAGCTGGGTAAGGTTGGTAAATTGATTTGATATGGGAAGACCTTTTAAGGATATTGATACTGACAGATTGACGGAGATCGCCATGGAGTATTGTGATGAATGTATCAATAATCACAATGAAGTGGCTACAGGTTCCGGGAAGATAGTTGAAGTAAGGGATCGACATATCCCTACTATCAGATACTTCCTGCTTCATTGGATAAGAAGAAAGCATCCTGATTTCTATATGCTCAAAAGGACTCAATTCTACGGTGCATTGAGGGATGAAACACACCCCTTATCGAACACTATAAAAAGCATTGACGATGATTTCAAGGCACTTGCAGAGGATATTGTAGCCAACGAAGGGAAGGGTATTTTCTATGCAAAGAACAGACTCGGAATGCATGACAAGCAACACATTGAGCAGAAGCAAGTAGAGAAGTTCGACTTCGATGAGTAACACCGTCAAGGGATATAAACCACATGGCAAGCAGAGAGAGATCCACAACAGCATCAATTCAGAGGATGCAAAGTATTATGTTCTCTGCATAGGCCGTCAATGGGGTAAGACCCTGCTCTGCATTAACCAACTACTATACTGGGCCATAAACAGCAAAGGGTGCAATATCGGATGGGTATCTCCTATCTACAAGCAGTCAAAGAAGGTTTACAATGATCTCAAGAAAGCTACTCAGAAGAGTGGATACTTTACATACAACGATTCAGAGCTCATCGTCAAAGGGTTCGATTCTCAGATCACATTCTATTCAGCTGAAAGACCTGACAACATCAGAGGTAACACATTCGACTTCTTAGTTCTCGATGAGTTCGACTTCATGAAGAATAACACTTGGGAGGAGGTGCTACAGCCTACGGTCCTTGTAAGGGGTAAGAAGGTGATCTTCATCTCAACACCCAAAGGAAAGCGGATGATGTATAAGTTATCCCTTCTCAGGCATCAGGATGAGAGGTACCGGTTCTTCAGGTTCAGTTCCTATGATAACCCTATGATCGATCCCCGAGAGATTGATAGCATCCGCACAAATGTTCCTGAGCATATCTTCAGACAGGAATACCTTGCTGAGTTCATCGATGGTGCAAGTGGTCTATTCAAGAATGTCAGGGAGTGCATCGGCAAGGCATCCCCTTCCGGGAAGCTGTACGCAGGGCTTGACATCGGAAGAGCTGATGACTATACGGTGCTCACTATCGGAGATCGCAATGGTGCCATCTGTCATGTGGAGAGATGGAGGCATGATGACTGGTCCAATATCATTGATAAGGTGGCAAAGGTGATAAGGCAATACAACTGCGGGACCTTTGTCGAGGTCAACAATCAAGGGGATGTGTTCTTTGAGATGTTGCAAAAGAAGGTAGGGAACCTTGCACATCCCTTCACTACCACATCGAAGAGTAAACCCATCATGATCGAAGACCTTGCTGTGAGCTTTGAACAGATGGAGCTGGTGATCCCGGATGAGGAGTACCTGATCGATGAGCTTGAAGCGTTCACCTATGTCTTCGATCCAAAGAGCAGATCAGTAAAGTATTCAGCTCCTGAAGGCATCCATGATGACACGGTGATGTCGATGGCATTGTATAACCAGGCACGAAAGAATCTACCTTCAAAAGGTAAGTATTTTGCTTCTATTTAGTATCTTTAAAAGAAGAAGAAGATATAATAATAATAATAATAATAATAGTACTAAACCGATTTAGTAAGTATGAAAGCATACAAATTACCAAAGACATCGGCTGATCTGAGGATAAAGCATTTCCCTCACATGGCATCGGCTGATCTTGAGAGCCTGACGGGCATCATGGAGAGGGCTGATTTTGTAGCTGACTTTCTCGGGATTTCCCGGAAGAAGGCATACACTATCGATGCGATGGATATTCAGCGGATGTGTAACCATATCATCGAGCTGTATGCCGACATTCATGTGGGTAACCCTGCAAAGGAGATAACCCTCGGAGGGAAGGGTTACGAGATCATCAATCCTGAGAAGGTAGGGGTGGCATGGCATGCTGATTTCTCAAAGATGGATATTAACAGGGATCCTGTTCAGTTGGCCTGTATGTTCTACTTCCCGAAGGGTGCAGTGTATGGTGATGTGGATGAGAATGATAATTTACTCAATCCTATTCGGGAGAGGTACAATGACTTTGCGGATCACATGGAATTGAAAGTATTTTTGGAGGCTTGCGCTTTTTTTTTGCGAAAAGCAGAACGATCAATGAGGCTATCCACGGTAAAGCAAATGACAGTAGAAAGAGTGACAAGGTCGCTGCTCCTTCTCGGTATCAGTGGGAAGAAGTATTCGACATCATCGCAAAAGAATACTATGGAGGAGACTGGAACAAGGCCATGAAGCTGAACATCTATGCTTTCAATCACAGGCTGAAGTTCATTACACACAAGACACAAAAGGAACTCCAACAGATAAAGAGAAAGCGATGAGATATTATTCCATTCTTTGCGGTGATGGCATGATACATTTGGCGAGAATTGTCATGGGTAGCATAACGGCAACGAATGGAAGCTATGTCATCTATGAGTGCAGTGATGAAAACATCCTGAACGTGGAAGAGCTGAGTAAGGATGAATTCGAGCATCATTGTATAATAGCAACAAATCAATACAACGAGAATTGACAGAGGCGGAGGTGATAGCAATGGTGAAGGACTTAGGTACTGCAAAGGATATCCTGAAGGGTAACCCATCCTCTCCTTTGGCACAGCTGCTTCAGGACCTGATGCAGGATGTGACTGATCAGCTTGTTCAGAGCCTTTCAAATTATGACGCTGTGGCAAGTGGTAATTTGATGCAGTCTATCAGGCCAAGTGATAAGGCATACCTTGAAGGTGATACGCTTTTTGTTTATACTGAGGCAGATTTTTACTGGAAGTTTGTCAACTATGGAGTGAACGGTACCGAGGTCAGCAGGGGTGCCCCTAATTGGGGATCTCAGCCTCCAAGAGATAAGAGCTTTCACACATCGATCAAGGACTGGGTAAGGAACCGAGGGATAACGCTCCCCGAGAACTTCAGCAACTATGACAGCTTCGCATGGGCCATCATGAAGAACATCGAAAAGAAAGGGCAGGAGAAGAGGCCATTCTTTACGGATGTTGTCAATGAGAAACTTTACGATGCACTTTCGGAACCCATCAGCACTCTAATAGGTAGAGCAATAACGATTAATATAGTAGAGCCGTGGCAGTAACTATACATGACATACCATCTGACTGGTCACCATCTGATAACCCTCTGATGTATCGATTCTCATCGAATCAAACTGCACAGGCAAACTTCAGCTATGTGGTAGAAACATATTTCGATGGCACCCTGGTATCTGAAGATAGGGTATTCCCTGAGAGTGGAATATATGCTCACATCGACATCAGCCCCATTGTTAAGAATCTGCTATCAGTACCGGTACTTACCAACACGATATGGCAGGATGCAGGCATTGATGGCAAGATCAAGATCAAGGTCTGGGAAAACTACGGCACCCCTGCTGTAAATCAGGCATCAGCAACGAGCACGGAGACGAACATTTTCAAAGGTTGCCTATCAGATAGGGATTGGATGAGCTGGAATGCAGGTCAATATACAGTATCAGGAGGTTCATTCATGACATATCGAGCACCTTCCAGTGATGGCAAGGTGTATAAGATCAGAGACGATGATTTTTACCTGAACATCATTCAGGATGGTTCTGAGCTGCTTACTGTTGAATTAATTGGTCCATTAGGTATAATTGATACCTATACCGATACGCAGGATTTCACTGTGGCACAGGTGAATATCAACAGCTACACCTTACAGAATGATTGCGGATTTTCACCTTTATCTCTTGCTTCAGCTGATAGAGTTAAAGTATACATAGGCGGTTCAAAACAATATACAATATGGTTCTATGATATAGGATGCAATCCAGCATACACCTTAGAATGGATCAATCAGCTCGGTGCGTGGGATAGCTTTATCTTTGCTCATAACCTTGAGGAGTCTTTTGATGTAACTGAGCGGAGCTATACACGTAAATTCGGCAGTTGGAATGGTAGTATATTCAGTTATGATCTCAATGATGCCGGGAATGTCAGAGTGGGAACACAGCAAACTGACAAGATGACCATATACACAGATTGGATCACGGAAACTGAACAGCATTTTCTACTCACTTGCTACAAAGCACCGAGGTTCTATCTGTTCGATTCAGGGGATGAGATACCTGTCAAGATCACCAACACACAAGGCAAGTATCAATATGCAAGGTGGGAGGAGCTGATCTCTGAGGCTGTGGATCTTCAGCTTGTAAATAACCATAATGGTATCAGCTTATGACAGATGAACTGATAGTTGATGGGTATTCGCTTGACTTGTTCGAGGCTATTCCGGTACCGATATCTTTCAGCATTGCAGATATCAAAGACCCGACAAAGAGAAAGCAGTCATTCTCAAAGCAAGTAGATCTTCCTGATACGATGAATAACAATGCATTCTTTCAGGGTGCATTCTCAATGACATCGACAGCCAATGGCATTAACTTCGATGCCACAGCGAAGGCGACTGTTCAGCTCATAAAGCGAGGCATCAAGGTGCTCGATGGAATAATGAAGCTCAACGAGGTTAACGCTGTGAATGGTGTCATTAAATACAACGTCACGATCCTGAGTGATAACGCTGATGTATTTCAGCTCCTTGCACAGGTCCGTATCAATGAGTTCGACTGGTCAGCTTATGAGCATACACTTACAAGGACCAACATTAAGAACTCATGGACTGCATCAATCGGTACAGGGTATTATTATCCACTGATCGAGCGTGGACTCGGAAGACCGGGAAACCTGATCTTCAGAACTATTGATTTTGTGCCCTATGTATATGTTTACGAAACATTACAAAAATGCTTTGAATACATCGGTATTGAGTGGGATAGTACATTCCTTGAAACTACTCTTTTCAAGAGTCTATTGATAGGATATGGAGGAGGTGATCTCAAGAGCATCAGCCCTGCATTCATTAACCAGGTACTGGTCAATCTTGACAATGGTGACTATAACTTCACCTATCCTATGCAACTATTCCCCGGAGGCATTCAGGGGAGCAATGTCACCTTGAGCGGTATTGTAGGGAGTGCATCGAATCCTTTTGATGATGATACCTTCACCTATACCATGACTCAGGATCTCCTCGGTCAGTGGGATGATGGAGAGATTACCATCCAAAAGAGTGCAACGTATCAGATGACGGTGAATGCTGTACTTGATTACAGCGTGAACTATGGCACGATGACATTCTCAAGGATTGCAAACCCTGAACTGAGGGTATTTAAGAACGGGGTATTTTGGCAAAGGATCAAAACATCATCGACATACAGCAATACTGCGACAGGTACATGGAACCTGAATGTAGGTACTACTTTCAATTTCAATGCTCAGAGTGGTGATGTGATCACCTTCAGGCTATTGATACCTTCCGCTGAGTTCTCTCTCGGTACAGGTATAGCAGTTCAGCCTGTGACTGTTGACATCACAACGAATACACCGATAACCATCGACATGACCTGCCTGAATACTACCGTATCAGATGGGGATACTGTTGATCTGTCGGTATTTGTTCCTGCAATGAGGGCTGATGAGTTCCTTCTTTCCGTGATCAGGCAGTTTAATCTGTATGTCGGGGAGATCGATATTGACAATGTTGTCAAGGTGGAGCCTTTAATGGATTACTACCTACCTACATCACAGTTCACTGATATTACAAAGCTGGTAGATCATAGCAAGGTCATCAAGACCAAACCTATCGCAAACGATTATGAGAAGGTTCTGAGTTGGAAGTTTAAAGAGATTAAGGATTATGATGCTGAGAGATACCTTGCAAAGTGGGAGGAGAGCTACGGTGATTATTCCTTCCAGCAGGGAAGCTATTATTCCAAAGGAGAAAAAAAGACAGAGCTTGCATGGGGTACTATTATTCCTTATGAGATTGCTCCCGGTATTCTTATCCCTCGATTCATCAAAAATGATGCAGGGGTGATAAGACCTCAAGCTGGTCCCCCTCGAATAATGCTGCGCAACGGTTCAAAGACTGGCAGCATTGTTCTAAGGGATACGAATGATAATGACAGCGAAACGGTGACAGCATATCCATGTGTGCATCACTTTGATGACTGGCAGGATCCTGACTTCGATCTGTCTTTCAAGCTCGTCAATGAGGTATTCTATACGGCATCTGTTGTGACAACTGCGAACTGCTATTCGGAATATTATTCACAGTTCATCACTGAGATGACATCTCCGGCAGCTGCTATGTGGTCGCTGTCAGTTAAGTGGGATGAGATCGATGTGAAGGATAGAGACTGGAGAAAGCTACTCATGATCGATGGTGCCCTGTTCCGATTGAATGAGATCAAGGAGTTTTCAGCGGATGTTCAGCCAACAACTGAGATCGAGCTGGTAAAGGTGATAGCTGCAAAGAAGCGAAGCACTGTGAAGGTGACAACGGATAGGATACCTCCAACGATTCCCTTTGCTGATCCACCTGTGACATCACCTGGAGGTAATATAGGAATAGATGTTCCGGTGATTGCATCACCCCCTGCAAATAATGGAAAGTTTACAAAATTAATACGAGGATAAAATGAGCTGTGATAATTATGCAAGAATGATCATTAAGACGGGGCAAGGTGTACCTACCATCCCCGCATCCGCAGACCATAGGAATGGTGACTGGATAGATACGGACATCTACGAAGGGGAGCTATATCAGGATACTGACACAGGATTGATGTATACTCGCAACGGTGCTACTATTTACAACGTAGGTTCAACAGCTCAATGCAAGGTATACAGGGCAAACCTAACACAACTATCAACATCAGCTCCAACAGCGGATGTATTTGAGAACAGCTTGAGCGGTACACCTACCTTCAGCTATACAGGTGTAGGTGATTACAAGATCACCCTCACAGGGGAGTGGACTGCTGATAAGACCTACATAGTCATGAATAATTTCCCGAAGCAGGGGCTTGTTAAGGTTCACAGAACTAATTCAAATGATATCGTCATTGAGACATTCAATACCTCATTTGTAGCAACGAATGCAGTACTTGAGGATACATCCATTGAAATAAGAGTATACGCATAATGGCAGCTGAAGAAATAATTTTCAAGGTAGGTGTTGACACGGGTAACTCGGTCAATGACCTTAACAAAGTAGAGAAGGAGCTCGGAGATATTGACAAGGCAGCCTCCGGGATAGGCACTGATGTAGCAGCTCGATTTGATGCACTGAATAAGAAGGTCGCATCAGGTACGATGAACATGAGGGAAGCTCAGAAAGCGGTCAAGGAATACCAGACTATTGCTTTACAGGCGGGGCGTGAATCACCTGTTGGACAGGAAGCTATCAAAAGAGCCGGTGAACTCAAGGATACCATCGGTGATTTGCGTACTGAGATCACGAATGCTGGTACTGATGGAGCAAGTATGCAGGCAGCATTACAGCTCGGATCATCTGTAGCAGCAGGATACGGGGTGATGCAGGGTACTATGGCCTTACTCGGTTCTGAGAGTGAAGAGCTTGAGAAGAGCCTTCAGAAGCTGATGGCAGTTCAGACCCTGCTTTCATCTGTCGAGCAGATAAGATCAGCCCTTGAGAAGGAATCATTCCTGATGATGAAGGCAAGGGCTTTGCAGACTCAGGTGATGACAGCCCTTGAGACTGTTTACACAGCAGCTGTGGGAGGAACTACGGGAGCAATGAAGGCTTTGAGACTTGCCATGCTTGCTCTCCCTATTGTTGCCATCATCGCAGGGGTAACAGCTTTGGTTTCGCTCTTCATGAGCATGGAATCTGAAGGGGCGAAGGTGACAGCAGCCTTCAAGAAGCAAGGTGATGCAGCGGAAGATTATCGCAAGAGCCTTGCAAAGGCCAACGAAGAGCAGAACAAGAGCCTGAATGCTAACCTGAAAAGGCTTGACCAGGAAGCAGCCCGAAGGAAGGCTATGGGTGAGGATGCCATCAAGGTGCAGAAGGACATCAATGCTCAGAAAATCAAGGAACTTGAGATTGCAATACAGCAGGATGCAGCAGCTGTGAGGGCATTGAATGCTCAGAAGGAGAAGTTGAAGCTATCTCAGGAACAGGCGAAGCTGGAGATTGCTCAGATGATCAGGCAGGAATACATGGCATGGGCGGGATCTGTAACTGATATACAGAAGGCCTATCACATGAAGGAGATTAACAAGCTCGGTGAGGAACTGAAGAACATCGACAAGGAGAGCAACGAGCAGATCGGAGCTATCAATGAACAGCTCAAGGCGAGGACATCAGAACTGAAGGCACAACGTGAAGCGGTGATCGATCTGAAGACTGAGCAGATTGACCTGAACAGGCAGCAAGGAGAGAAAGCAGCTGAGAATAGAAAGAAGGCAGAAGAAGAAGCAAAGAGAATAGCTGAAGAGCAGAAACAAACACAGGCCGAACTGGATGCAGCACAGGCAAAATATGATCAGGAATTTGCTGATCAATTAGCGAAAGAATTTCAGCAGAAACAAGCATTATTTGATGCAGAGATAGCAGCCCTTCATGCAAAGCTCGATGAAGAAATGAGGCTTGAAGAGGAAGCAGCTGAGAAAAAGAAACAACTCGATAAAGAAGTAGCTGAAGCAAAGAAGCAGATTGCATTCGATGCTCTTGACCTTATCAGTAATGTGACTGAGCTATTCGGCAAGAAGAATGAAAAGTCTGCAAAGATAGCATTCAATGTGGACAAGGCTGCAAAGATCTCCTCCGCAACAATGGCAGGAATTGAAGGTACTATCAATGCCTATAAGACTGCACAGGGATCACCTATCACGGGAGTATTCCCTGCTTACCCAGCTATTCAGGCAGGACTTGCAGCAGCATTCGCAGCGACTAACATCGCAAAGATAGCACAGACTCAGTTCAGCGGCAGTTCAGGAGGTGGGTCACAGGCTTCAGTACCAGCTCCATCGCAGGGAGTGCCATCGGTACCTACTCCTGAAGTGAATGCCAACACTACACTCACAGCAGGATTACCGGGAGCAGGATCTCAGGCAGGGAATAAGGTCTATGTCCTCGATTCAGAGATCACAGCACAGCAGACCATGAGCCAAAAGGTGACATCTCTGGCTACGTTCGGAGGGTAATAATGCACATATTTTGACAATTTACTCTAATAGATATGGCACAGTATTTTTGGATAGGTGTTAACGAGAACGATCAGACAGGAGTTGACTTCAATTCCTTTGTCGATATCCCTGCTCACATGAAGGGAATGATCTATTTCAATGCTGACACAGTACGTTATTCTTTCAATGATGAAAAGCGTATCGTCACAGGTGTAATGATTGCAGCTAATCAGCCAATCTACCGATGGGATAAAGACCTCGGTGATCATTATGTGATCTTCAAGGCTGAAACCATTGAACTGATAAGGAAGAAATTCTTTAAGAATGGATTCAATCAGAACCTAAACCTGATGCATGACCCTAAGAAGGTGCAGAAAGGTGCTGTTTTAGTAGATAGCTACATCGCATCAAATAGTGATCCGAAGCTCCCCAACATCCCTGAAGCATTTGAAGCTATGCATTTGCAGGATGGCTCATGGATAGGCAGTTACTTCATCGAAGACGATGCGCTGTGGGAGAAGGTAAAGCAGGGGCAGTTCGGAGGATTCTCAGTGGAGGGATGGTTTGAGAAAATCAAAATCAATTTTAAAACAAATATGAACAAGCAAACTAAAAGTATTTGGGACCTTTTCAGAGGAGAAGAGCCAAAGAAAGAAGTTTTCGCTCAGGCTGTTACAGCTGAAGGTG